GTTGCCCACTGATCCGGTGGCTGCCGCCCCGGTGACTGTGCTGGTTTCTGGCTGTCATGTTGAGGTGCAGCGGCAGACTGAGGATATCGGGTTGACTGCGTTGAACACTGAGGTGGCGTGGTTTTTTCTGCCTGTCACGTCGGACACTCGGGCGATCATGTCTACGGACGCTTTGCGGTTCGGTGGGCGTGACTATCAGATGCAGGGGCCGGCGTCGCTGGAGTTCACGTTGGATGGTGATGCTGTTCAGGTGTGGTGTGTTGGCCGTTGGGAGTCGAGCTGATGGCTCAAGCCAAAGTCGATAAGAACGTGTATCAGATTTCCAGCATCATTAAGCGTAAGGCTGCTGAGAGCGCGAAGGTTCAGAAGGATTTGCGTAACTTCACTCGGCGGGTTCATCGTTACTGGAAGCGGATCGCCCCGGTTGGTGATCCGACCGGCGCACGCTATGAGGACAATTTCGGCGGCCCGTTACCGCCTCACTGGAAGCAGCGCGACGACGAGGCTGGCTCGTACAAGGCCGGAATTGTTATGCGTGTTCGGGCTCGTAAGACGAAGAGTGGTTTCCCTGCGTATCAGGTTGCTGCTACTGATGATAAGTCGCATTGGATTGAGTACGGCACTGGCGGGGAGACTCCTACACCTGAGTTCGCGTGCCGGCAGAGGGTTGTGACTCGGTTCTCTGCTATGGGCAATGTTGAAATGGGAACCAGTGGTGTGAATGAGCCGTGGACAAAGACGATGGAAGGCGGCTGGGCTAAAGAGGGTAAGCGCAGCCAGACCGCGATTCCTGATAAGAAAGAGCCGCGCCTCAAGGGCGGTACAAAGCTCACGCTGACTGGCACTCCCGAGGGTAAGCCAGCCCGTAAAGGCAAAGGCTACGAGCCTATCGACAACGTGAGAGACAATAAGTATCGGCGCGGAGCAGGATGACCGCCCTGTATATCGCTCCCCCTGACGGTGTTGAACTGATCATCACCTGGCTGTTGCCGCTGGAGGGCGATGTGGGGCCGCAACGGTACGCCGGCCAACCCCTGCCCTACCGTTGGGTCACCGATGCCGGCGGCGGCGCCGACGACAAAGTGACTGAGGTCGGCGGCTACAGCATTCACACGTTCGGCGCCGACTACTGGTCTGCTCGCGCTCAAGCCCGTTTGACTCACCGCCGAATGCTGGCGCTGGGGCCGCCGATGGCAGGCCAGGAACGTGTGACTTTGGCTGACGGCCGGGTCGCGTTCGTGGACTCCATCGAAACCGACGAACTGCCATCATGGCAGGACTACGGACAGAACGACATATTCCGTTTCGTCTCCCGCTACACAATCGACCTCCGATTCGTAGCTTAGACAGCCCTTTTCACCCAACAACTGCGGCCACGCCGTAGCTTCAAGAATAGGAAGAACACCTATGACGCAACCGTCAACTGGTTCGGCGTGGACTGATGTGTATGGCTTCAACCCGCTGGGCATCCGCAAGGGCATCATCGTCAACATCCTGATCCGCGACTACAAGGGATCAGCGACCAACCTGCGTGACACCACGGTCGGACTCAACGGCAAGGGCTTGTTCACTCCCTACGCTGTGGACGGCCTGTACCGTTCCGATCTGACCTCGACCACCTTCCCCGGCGGCCAGTGGTATGACGTGGGTGCGCTGTCTGAGGACGGCATCCGCATCAGCCCTGACATCTCGGTGGAGGAAGTTCGTGTAGCCCAGGCGCGCCGCTCGCAGCGGTTCGATGTGGGCCAGGAGAACGACGAAATCCGGTTCGTGTGCCGCGAAACCAACCCGGTCGTGGACGCCCTCCGGTTCGACCTGCCGCTCGCTAATCTGCCCGATGTCGGTTCGCTGGACTACACGGTCATCAAACCGATGGAGTCCCCGTTGCAGGAGCGTCAGGCCATCGCGTTCGCGGAGGACGGCGACCACAGGTTCGCGTACATTTTCCCGCGTCTGGCGCGTAAGGATGTGGGCGAGTCGAACCTGAATCGTCAAGACCCTGATGATCTGGAGCTGACCTACGGTGCGATCCCGTGCCCGTTCGCTGACACCCCAGTGTATGTGGTGCGTGACGGTGAGGGCTGGCGCGGCCAGGGCGGCGCTCCGGTGTGGGCTGCTGCCCCGGTGGCGACGGCCAGCGGGGCCACGACCGCAAGTCTGGCTTTCGCTGCGCCGCGGCTGGCGTTCGATCCGCAGCCTGACACGCTCATCTACACGGTTGAGCGGCGCGCCGGCTCGGGTTCGTGGACTTCAGCGACCACGGGCACCCCGACCGTGTCGGATAACAATGTCACGATCTCGGTGACCGGCCTGACAACCAGCACCAGCTACACGTTCAGGGTGACAGCGAAGGTGTCGGCGTCGTCGCCGGCGTCGCTGTCGAGTGTGTCTAACTCGGTCACCACGTCGTAGCGGCAAGACCTCGTCGGGCGGCGGTTTCCAGGTTCTCCTGGTCGGGCTGGCCGCCGCCCGACGAGCCCACTCCTACAGCCTGAAGGAACACACAATGAAGCAAACCTATGTCGCCGTTGAGGGCGACTCGCTGTACAGCATCGCCCGACGGTTCTACAACGATGAGGCTGGCGACAAGGTGGCGTTGATTGCTGCCGCGTCTGGCGTGTTCGATCCGTATGACGTTCAACCCGGCCAGATCATCACTATCCCTTAGCCCGAAAGGACACGACCATGCCCGATCCTATTGAGCAGGCGAAAGCGCGCCGGCAGGTTTCACCGGAGCAGGCCCGAGAGCAAGCCGCAGAGTATCTGGGGTTCACTGCCAGCACTGAGATCGTGCTGGAATCCGGTGAGGTGTTTGAAATCCCGAATCCTGGCCTGCTGGATGACGATCAGCAGGAACGGTTTGAGGCGTTGCAGGCTGAACTGGACACCTTTGACCACGAAGAGGTTGAGGTTCCGATCATTGAATACGTTGTGCAGAGCAAGCCTGATGGTACGGCGACAACTGAGCCTAAGGTGGTCGGGCATCGCACTGAGCGCAATCTGCTGACTAATCCGCACCGCAAGGACGGTGTTCCGATCAAGCCGCCTTACAATGTGCGGTTGGCTATCGCTCTGTGGGGTGAGGACGGGTACAAGCGGTACAAGGCTGGTGGTGGCCGCGCCAATCAGATCGCGCTGGAGTGGACTCGCATGAACCGCGAGTTCATGGCGAAGGTTGAGTCAGACCCAAAACCAAGCTAGCCGTCGCGTATTTCCGGCGGTTCCCTGGCGAGGTTCGGCACGACATCAGTCGTTATTTCCCCGGCCGGCATGTGCGCGAGTGGCATGAGGGTGTGATGAGCAGCAGCGAGCTGCTTGATCTGCTGGAGTTCCTGCCGGATGAGTCCGCGACGAAGTCTGCTGAGCGGATGGGTGACTGGTCGGAGGATCAGTATCGGCAGGCGAGGCTGATCAACGAGTTGGCGTTGATGCGGTATGAGCATGCTGGCGGCTCTAAGCCGACGCTGGATATGTCGCCGGCGCAGAGATGGTTGAAACGCGACAACGACGAGTATCGCTTGAGAAGACACGCCGATGTTTCGGCCCAACTACACGGGTGAGGTGAATTGATGGCTGGTGGACGCAAGGACATTGTCGTCAATATCGACGCCCGGTTCAATGCAGTTGCCAACACTGCTAGAGAAATTCACCGTTTCGCCAGCCAGGTCGGTGACGAGAGCGCCCGAGAGTATGCGAACAGTTGGATTAGCAGCCTTTCCAAGGGAAACGGCAAAATTGAGCGCGCTATCAAGGACGCGACGAACGCCGTCTCAAGGCATACAGAGTATCTTCAACTGTCTAGGTTGGCTCATCAAGAACTGACAGATGCGACGACCGCGCACTCTGATGCTGTCAAAGAGGAAACAAGGGTTCTCAAAGACAACACTGCAACGCTGGAAGAGCAGGAAGCCGTCACGCGACGGCGCATTGAATCAAAGTCGCGGTTGGACAGGGCTACCGCTAATGCGGTCAGAACGATAGAGCAGGAAACCCGCGCCAACAACGCCGTGTCTGATTCGGTGCGCCGTGTGATGAGGGCGCAAGACGACGCTGTGAAAGAAAACAGTTTCGGCCAAGGCGTTCTGTCTATGGGTAAGTACATTTCCGCGTTACGGGCGATAGCACTTCCCACAACGACCACTATCGCTATCGGATTTATGGGCCAGTTGGCTGGTATTGCAGCGTCGGCGGCGCAAAGCCTTTACCTCCTGCCCGGTGCCGCCGCAGCGGCCAGCGCCGGTATCGGAACCTTGAGTATCGCAACGATGGGGTTCGGGGATGCGATCAAGGACATAGGCGACGCCGAGAAGTTCGCGGAAGCGTTGCAGAAGTTGTCTCCGAACGCGCAGCAGGCCGCTCTGTCCATTCAGGCGATCATGCCTCAGTTGACTGAGTTGAAGAACGCCACCCAGGATGCCCTGTTCGCTGATTTCGCGCCGATGATCAATCGTCTGGCCGACCAGTATCTTCCTACACTTGAGAAATTGACGACTGGCGTTGCTGGCGCGTTCAACACTGCCGCTAAGTCGCTGTTCGACATGTTGATGCGGCCAGAGATGCAGCAGACCCTGAACACGATCATTGACAATGTGGTGAAGGCGTTTGAGAATCTAGCGCCTGCGGTGGCCCCGTTCACTGAAGCGTTGGTCAAGATCGCAGAAGTCGGTTCTGGTGTGCTGCCCGAGATTGCGACTGCTGCGGCTAGAGCCGCTGAATCGTTTGCAGAGTTTATTAACAGGGCTGCGGAATCTGGTGACTTGGATCGGTGGCTGCGCGACGGCTTGGAAACCGTAAGTGAACTTGGTGAAACGGTCAAGCAGCTCGGGCGTATCTTCTTTGGCCTTTCTGGAGTGGGTAAGGAAATCCTGCCTGACATCAATAGGGCTCTGGGAACCATTGCCGACAACATGCACATCATCGGGCCTCTCATTATGTCTATGGGGCCGGCGTTCGCGACGTGGGAATACGGAATCAAATCCATTGAGGCTGTTTTCAACGGCCTTAAGGGGGTTGCGTGGCCCGTAACTGAAACAATCAGGATCGGGTTTGAGGGCGTCGTCAAGGTCATCAATACCGCGTTGAATGCGATGCGTGTGGCTGTTGACTACTACAACAGTTCACCGTTGGGCAAGTTTTTGAAGTTGCCTGGGGTTCCGTTACCAATTGATCCGCTGGCCCCGACTATTGGCGGTAATGCTGTCATGCCTACGGGCAGCGGCCTTGGAGCCGCAGGGTATCAAGCTGGCAAGGTTGTGCCCCGCGCTGGGTTGCCTGGTGTGCCAGCCGGCGGCTATCCGCTACCGCCACCACCAGCCGATAAGGGTGCCGCTCCGGCGTGGACGCCGCCGTTCTTTGACCCGTCGTTGTGGCAGGTCGGGGATTCGATGATCCCGGTTGATGCCCTGCCTGGTGGCATGGCATCGCCTAGCGGGTTGCAGCCCAACGCCGCGAACTTGAACGACATCATTTCTGCGATGTTCCCGATGATGCCTTCCGCTGGCGGCTGGCGGCCACCGGACGGGTTCAACGAGCATTCTTCTGGTGAGGCCGTCGATTTTATGACGGGCGGCGATTTCGCGCTCGGGGATGCGATCAACGCTTTCATTTTGCAGAACGCCGAAGCTCTGGGCGTGCAGTACACCATCTGGCGGCAGATGATGCACTACGCCGATGGGCGCACCTCGCTGATGGAGGATCGCGGCTCACCAACCCAGAATCACATGGATCACGTCCACGCTAGGGTCAACGCCGGCCCCGCGTCGGCGGCCGGGTTAGCGTTCCCCGGTGCCGGTGCAGGCGGGATGGCTGCCGGCATGATGGGCGGCTACGTCGTTGACCCAGAAGCGGTCATGCGCGCTGAAGCTGCACGGCTCACAGCCAAAAACGACTTAGAGCAGAAACGTCTGCGTCTGCTGGAATTGCAGGCCAAGGGCGACGCCACCCAACGGGAACTGCTGACAGCACAGAATGATGTTGCGGAAGCCGAAAGGCGATTCAATATCGCGTTGCTGGATGAGCAGCAGGCTCGCCGCGGTAAGTACAAAGAGCTTGACGGTCAGATTAACAGCGCCGCGAACTCTATCGGGCAGATCGGTGCTGCGCTCGCGAACGATTTCGGTATCAGTGAGGGGTTGCCGGGGATCGCGAAGTGGCTGACCACGTTCATGGCGAATCTTGCTTTCGCGCCTGCTATCGGAGCCCTGTCCGCGGTGACAGCGATGTCACCGATTCAGGGCGGCTACGGGATGATGGGCATGATGGGCGCCAATGCGATGGCGTCGGGCACCTATCCCGGTATGGGCGGCATGCCCATGATGCCCATGATGCCGGGTGCCGCAATGATGGGGCCGACGCCGCTCGGCGGCGGTGTGGGGCCGGGGTTGATGCCCGGTGTGACACCGCCGGCGGTGAACGGCATGCTGCACGGCGGCCTAGGTGGGGTTCCTGGTGTCGGTAACGCGGCACCCGTGGGTGGTGGCGGCGCTGGTTTCGGCATACCGGGAGTTGGGCCGTTCGGGATGGCTCCGCGCAGCATCGGCGGCCTGGGTGGCCCCATGCTGGGCGGCGGCATGCAGATCGGCGCTGCCGGTGCTGGGACTGCGTTAACGTCGCGGTCACCGACACCGGGCTCGGGTGGCGGTTTCCAGGGGTTCGGCGGCTCCGGTATCGGCGCGCTCGCGATGCAAGGCATTCAGACCGGGTTGGCTGGGGCGGGAATGGCCGCCGACCTGATGGGTGCCGGCGGGGCGGGAAGTTTAGCGGCGCAGGCAGCGCAGACCAGCATCGAACTGGCGAACCGCACTTCAGGGTATATCGGGCAGCTCGCCGGTATCGGGGTGTCGGGTCTGCTGGAGACATTCCTGCCCAACAATTCGCAGGCCGCTGACCCGTCCAAGTCGTGGTTTGGGCGTATCGCGTCGGGGTTGTCGGGTGCGCGTCCCGCGCTGCCGAACACTGCGGGTGCGGCGCCGGCGCAGCAGCCTAAACCGCAAGCTGACGCCCAACAGCAGCCTGGAGGGCCGCTGATCGGGGCGATCAACAACTACACGGCCGACTCTGGGCAGACGATTGCGAAAGAGATTGATCGGCATCGTCTTGAGAGCAATATGGCTGGGGCGCCTAGGCCGAAATGATTTCCTACCCTTACGGGCAGATCACCCGCAACCAGCAGCGCCGCCTCATTGAAGGTGACGAGCCGTTCATCGCCTACCGCTCCTATGACGGGTCGGCCACGTTTCATTTGATGGGGCCGCTGTCACCGATCATCGGTGTGCAAGAGGGTGTGACTATCGCCGCGGAGAGCGTCAAGGGGTTGGTGGCTACTTGGCAGATGCTGGATCAGCGTGGGGCGAACCAGGATGGGGCGACGTTCCAAGACGCAGTGTATGAGCCGGCCGAGATCGATATGCAGGTTGAGGTTCACGGGTTGACACCTGAATCGACCCGTTCGGTGGTGCGGGACTGGATCGGTTCGTGGGATGCTCACCGCACGGGGGAACTGTCGGTGTTCACCCGCGAGAACGGCATGTGGTGGGCTGATGTGCGCTGGATCAGGGCGCCAGCAGAACCCTTGATGCGCGCCTCATCGAATCGGCAAAGGTTCATGTGGACATGCCGCATAGACGACGCCTTTTGGCGGTCGTTTGACTCGGTGTCCACGTTCGGGTTTTCCTACGATGCTCTGACTGACACGTTCAACTACGGCGGTAGTCAGGCGACCGATCTTGGGGCGAATTGGCCGCTGCTGTATTTCGGGGAGGCACCTAATCCTGTGTTGGGTGTGACACCACCGGGCGGCTACATTTATGCTGCCGGGTCGCAGGCTGTGTGGCGTGACATTGAGGCTGTGGGCACCCCTAGCCGCGAGGTCATTTGCGGCCCGTACAAGGACTTTTCCACGACCACCGACAATCAGGTGGTGTCCATCGTGCTGGGCACCGTGCCCGAGATCACGCTTATCGCCGGCGCGTTCAACGACATTTGGGGTCGCATGGGACGCAACGGCAACGGCACTTGGAACGGCTACGGTGTGCGCGCCAGGATCGGCCCAGGCTATGTGGAGCTTGCACGGTTCAGCGGCTACAACGCCGGCGGCGGCCTGATCAAGAAGATTCTGGCGTCGCGGCCCCTGATCCTGCCGCCCGTGCTGGGTGAGAAGTTCCAGCTCGTCTTGGGTGCTGACGATGATCCGCGCCTGTACAAGATCGTCCGCAACGGCATCGACATCCTCGTCCATAAGGAGGAGGATTTGCCGTTCGGCACTTACGAGACGATTTCCCGTAAGGGTTCGCTGTACCGGGGTGTCGGGTTCGGCATGTTCGCGGCCGGCGCTTTGATCACGCAGGCGACGCCGGCGTCGGTGCGGAAGTTCTCGGCAGGCGACAACTCGACCGTGGCGCAGCAGTCTTTCATGCCGTTGACGAACATCGGTGACGTTGAGGCGTGGCCCAGGTTCTTGGTGTACGGGCCGGGTACGTTCAGTTTCGGTAACGGCCCCAACTCCAACGACATGGTTGAGTTCGGGCCGCTGCTGCCCGGTCAGGTTGTGCTGGTGGAGACTGAGCCGCGCCGCCGCTCCATCGTGGATGTGTCGCCGTCGGCGGCGCCGGAACAGATTCTTAACCCCTTCCAAGCGATCCTGAAGGCGCTGATCACGTTCGCCACGAACAACAACGTGCCGCCCCTGTTGCAAGAGTTTGAGTCGCTGTTCGGGATTCTGCCGCCGCAGGCGAACCTGTACTCGTTGATGAACGGCAGGTTCACCAGGCCGCTTGAACCGAAGCCACCGGGCACGCTCGGTGTCACATCGCAGATCAAGGTGCGGATCGACGGCGGTAACGCTTCCAGCAAGGTGATTGCGGCGGTCACTCCGAGGCGCAAATGGCCTCTCTAGATTTGGAGCAGTTACGTTCGGTTCTTCAGTCGAACGAGTATGAGGCGATCCGCGAGGCCACCATTATCGGCCGGCAGGCTGCCGCTGAGTCCACCGACATTGTGGTGTCGGTGTATGACAAGTTCTGGTCGAAGATCGGTGAGGTCAACGACTACATTGAGTTGGCTGTGTCGAAGCCGCGTAATCAGGTGGCGGTGCTGACGTTCACGTTGAAGGGCTCCGATCCTCTGATTCCGATCTTGCGGAATTGCCGCAAAGAGGTTGTGGGTTTGACCGTGCAGATCGGCGCTCTGCGGTGGGCGTACACGGTGGAGGAAACCAGCTACAAGCTGACTGACGGGTTGAAAACCTTGTCGGTGAAAGCTTTGTCGCTGTATCACTACCTGAATCATGTGATGTGCTGGCCGTCGCCGTTCCTGCCTTTGGCAACCCAGGTGCCGTCACGGGCGGTGTTTGTGGGGCCGATAGTGACTTGTATTAACACTATGATCGCGGAGAACGCTTTCCGGTTGCAGTCTGGTCTGTGGGAGCTGGTCAATAATCCGCTGTCGCTGAACCTTGACTGGCGCACATGGTTCGGGACGTTCCTTCAGTCCCGCGGCGACCTGCTGGAAATGCTGAAGACACCGTTGTATGTGTGTCATGTGAATCCGCTGCTTGACTCTTCCCCGTTCGTGTCGATCACCAGCCGCATGGAGCCGGTAGCGACGGTGATTGAGAAGTTGATCGTCGGCTACGGTGTGACTGTCGAGGTGGAGTTGTGGCTTCCCGGCGATCCGCAACCGGACGAGTGGGCGACGCTGACGGCGCCAACGTATGTGGTTCGGGTGGTTGACCGCTCCAACGTGACCGGGCCGACGGGCACGATCTTGGATTCGGTGATCAAACAGCTTGTGGTGCTTGAGGAATCCGTTTTGGGTGGCGTGTTGTCTCCGCTGCTGAACCCTAACGGGGAGTACGCGCCGGAAGGTGTTTTCATCGCCCCGACTATCGGGGTGGAGTTCGTGAAGCCGTGGGCTGTGCTGATTGATCATCCTCGCGGCTCGATGGAATCGTTTGAGATCACCGATCACGCGCGCA